CTTCACGTCGCATTGGTTTTAGAACAAGGTCTTTATTCTTAGCAGAATCTAAGTATTCTGGATTGAATAAACTTGTGCCTGTCGAAATAGGAACACACATGTATTCTCTTGTGAACTTAAGTGTTCCAATTTCAGCCTTACGCGCCATAAGAGCATCATAGTTCCAACGGTCAGGCCATAGTGGTTCGTTCAATGCGTTTAAACAGGGATAAGTTCTAACAGTATAGGCTTCATTTTCTGCTAACTGTTGGTAAATATCTGTATAACTGAAAGGTGTCCCGATAACGCGAAGTGATGCGGTATGGTGAAGTGTAGGAATCATGTCCCCATAAAACCAATCAGTAACCTTTTGAATAGCCGACATGCTGAATTCTTTTAGAGGGTCGTCAATCACAATCTCTTGTGGGTGAAGACCACGAATCTGAGAACCAATAGAACGTTCAAGGATTTGGTTTCCATTTGTTAAAGTAATGTTCCCAATCGCCCAACCGCGAGCAGGCTTATATTTCTTAAGATAAG